CTTGGTGCGGCGGGTGGGCAACGATTCTGTTGTTTGTGTGACTGCAGTGACGCATGCGTTTTGCCAGTTTTTTTGCCAGTTTTGAAACGGGCCAGAATCTGTATTGTACACGTGCGCCAAATTTTGCCAGTTTTGGGGCGATTTGCCAGTTTTGAAACGGGGATGGCCACGGATCTGGCCATCACTTTTCGTTGCAATTTCAACGTTTATACCCCATTTTGCCCAATTTGCCAGTTTTGTTCCGATTACCAGGAGTTGAGTAAATTTTCTTATATATAGAGAGCATACAGGGTTTGGGTGGCAAATGGCAAGTATTGTACATGCACTGTATTGTACATGCACTGTATTGTACATGCACCACCATCACAAGACTCAACGACATGTACAATAGACCGCGTCGCGAACATGTATCCTAATGAAGGAGATGGGCCTTCTATATTTTTGACCCCCTCTCTTCACCACAGCTCCCACGGCTGGCTGAAACTACGCTACCTCAACACCGCATAGAACACTCAAACAACTTACGAGTACCGACACATGCGGCGCCAGGGCCAACCGTGGGTATAATTCTTGATTCGAGGATAGACCCCATGCTCGAACGTGACTACCAACGCGGACTCATATCTAGGATCGAGGAACGTCTTCCCGGCTGCCTCATCCTCAAGAACGATCCGAACTACAATCAGGGCATACCCGACCTGATCATCATATTCGGATCCAAGTGGGCCGCACTCGAGGTCAAGAGAAGCGCTGATGCTGCTCACCGACCGAACCAGGATCATTTCATCGACAAGCTCGGTGAGTGGTCCTTCGCATCATTCATATACCCAGAGAACGAGAAAGGAACGCTCGATGAACTGGAACGTACACTCAAGGCTGGAGGGCCTGCACGCATTTCTGAGCGCCAGCAAGCACAGTTGGGTCAACTACGACGACGAGAAGCTGGGCGAGGCATTCAGGACAGCACAAGCGGCAGCGATGGGTACCAGGCTTCACGCCCTGGCCGCAGAGCATATTCGCCTAAAGATGCGGATGCCGAGGAACAAGGCCACCTTCAACGCCTACGTGAACGACGCCATTGGCTACGGTCTTGACCCTGAGGTCGTGCTATATCACAGTGAGAATGCCTTCGGGACCGCCGACGCCATCGGCTTCGACGAGAAGAAGCATCTTCTCCGCATCCACGACCTCAAGACCGGCGTGACTCGCGTCAACATGATCCAGCTTCATATCTATGCAGCACTGTTCTGCCTGGAGTACGAGAAGCTGCCCGGCGAGATCAACGTCGAGACTCGCATCTACCAGAACGATGATATTCTGGTAGACACTCCGCAGCCCGACGACATCGCCCATATCATGGACAAGATCGTCTGGTTTGACAAGCTCATCGAGGAGATCAAGACTGAGGAGAACTGATGCCCTCCGATATCCTCAAACACTACGGGACTAAGCGGCACTCCGGTCGCTATCCTTGGGGATCCGGTAAGGATCCATATCAGTCAGCCCAGGGCTTCCTCGTTGAGCGAGACAAGCTCAAGGCGCAGGGCATGTCCGAGGTCGATATTGCTAAAGCCTGGGGCATGAGCACCACCGAGTACCGTGCTCTGAACAGCATCGCTCGTGCCGAGAAGAAGGCGGGCGATATTTCTCGAGCATCTCGCCTCAAGGACGCCGGTCTGCCCAACACGGAGATCGGTCGACGCATGGGACTCAACGAGTCCTCGGTTCGTGAGCTTCTCAAGCCCAACGCGTCATATCGCAAGGACGAGATCACCAGGGTCAAGGATATTCTGGCCGACGAGGTGAAGCAGAAGAAGTTCATCGAATACGGTCTTGGTGTTGAGCAGAACCTCCAATGTTCGTCGACGTCTTTGAAGACCGCCGTCGAGGCCCTGAAGGCTCAGGGATATACTACTCATGACGTCAAGGTCAAGCAGGCCAACAGCGATAACTACACAATTCTCAAGGTTCTCGCCCCTCCCGGCACCAAAGCTGCCGATATTCATGCACAGAGGGACAAGATCCGCACTCCGGGTGTAGTCATCGACGAGAAGGGGCTGCTGTCGACCGGGCTTCGTACTCCTCGAGCCATATCTTCAAAGAAGGTCGCCATCAAGTACGCCGAAGACGGCGGTACTGACATGGACGGGGTTATTCTGCTTCGTCGTGGAGTCAAAGAGCTCAGCCTCGGTGGCTCCAATTACGCCCAGGTGCGTATTTCGGTTGACGGAACGCACTACCTCAAGGGCATGGCCATGTACTCGGATGATATTCCGAAGGGCAAGGACATAGTCTTCAACACCAACAAGAAGAAGGGCACACCCATGCTGGGCTCCAAGGACCACACGGTCCTCAAGCCCATGAAGGATGATCCCGAGAATCCATTTGGTGCGGTCGTTAAACAGAAGTTATTTAAAGACCCGAAGACTGGCAAGAAGGAACTGAGCGCACTCAATATTGTGAATGAGGAGGGCAAGTGGGACTCATGGTCCCAGTCCCTGGCCTCACAGTTCTTATCTAAGCAGTCCCCCAAATTGGCCAAGCGCCAACTCCAGGCTGTCCGTGATGAAAAGCGGAAACAGCTCGATGAGATCATGGGTCTTACGAATCCCGTTATTCGTAAGCGGATGCTCATGTCCCTGGCTGATGACTGCGACTCGGCTTCGGTACATCTCAAGGCCAAGGCCCTCCCAGGTCAAGCGTCTCAGGTGTTATTGCCGATGCCCCATCTCAAGAAGGGTGAGGTGTATGCTCCTAACTATCGGGACGGTGACGTTGTTAGTCTCGTGCGTTATCCTCATGGCGGGACTTTCGAGATTCCTACGCTCACTGTTAACAACCGAGGTAAGAAGTCTCGAAGTATTCTTGGCAATGCTAGGGATGCTATTGGGATCCATCCTTCTGTCGCTGAGCGTCTTAGCGGTGCTGATTTTGATGGCGACTCCGTCCTGGTAATCCCCAACAAAGGGAAGACCCGGATTCGTTCCACCGCTCCGCTCAAGGGATTGAAAGGATTCGACCCCAAGAGAACATATCCTGGGTACCCTGGTATGAAGAGGATGTCGGATACTCAGACCCAGATGGGTAAGGTATCCAATCTTATTACCGACATGACTCTCAAGGGTGCCAGTGCCGATGAGTTATCCCGGGCTGTTCGTCACTCCATGGTTGTTATTGATGCCGAGAAGCATAATCTCAACTACAAACAGTCCGAGGTAGACAACGGCATAGCCGCATTGAAGAGGAAGTACCAGGGTGGCGCCGATAAAGGTGCGGCCACTCTTATTTCCAGGTCCAAGGGCGTCAAGTATGTACCCCATCGCAAGCCACGCAGCGCAGCGAAGGGCGGTCCATATGATGCAGCCACTGGTCGCAGGGTCTACGAGGAGACTGGTGAGTCCTATATTAACAAGCAGGGCAAGCTAGTCAAGAAGCAGACCAAGACCACCAGGATGGCAGAGGCTACCGACGCTAGGAAGCTGTCCTCTGGTACACTGATGGAGGGTATTTACGCACAGCACGCCAACGAGTTGAAGGCCATGGCCAACGATATTAGGAAGCGTGCTATTTCAACCCCCGCCATCAAACGAGACCCCCGGGCTGCTAAGAGGTATGCCCCTGAAGTTGCCACCCTCCGCGCTAAATTAAACCGGGCCCTCAAACAGAAGCCCCTAGAGCGGCAGGCACAGCTAGTGGCACAAGGTGTTGTGCAGAAGAAGCTTGAATCAAATCCAAATTTGACCAAGAAAGAACGGGCTAAGCTTGAGGCCATGGCCATCAAGACCGCCCGCCGCCGTCTTGGTTACGATAGAGAAGGCACAAGAGTGGTCCCCACCCCTCGTGAGTGGGAGGCCATCCAGAAAGGTGCTATATCTAACTCGATGATGGAGCATATTCTAGCCAACTCTGATCTTGATACCATCAAGTCACTGGCTTTGCCAAAGGAGAAGCTTCCTCTTGCTGGTGCTCAGAAGGATCGAATCAAGACTCTTCGATCTAACGGAGCCAACACAGCACAGATCGCTGAGGCATTGGGCATTTCTACAGCTAGAGTTAGGGAGTACCTGAATGGCTAGCTTCTTGTCCATTGTCAACTGTCCATTGTCCTTGAAACGGGGTGTTTAGACCCATGCTACGCCTAGCACTCACTACCGAGGACAATCCTTACGATCCTTTCGATGAGTTCGAAGAGTGGTTTAAGTTTGATGTAAGTCAAGGTTACCACACCTGCGCCTACCTGGCACGGGTCACTACCACTAGTACTGACCTCACCGAAGCCGATCAACTCGAAGCAACGAATGAAGCGATTGAAGAGATTCTCGAACTCAACTTGACTGGAAACTATCAAGTTGTAGAACGTGAATTCTGACGAGCTTTCGTCCATTTCGGCCATTTCGAACTTCGAAAGAGGGGGGACAGGGTCCGCAAAATGGCCCACCCCCCGTCATCGGCCCGCACCTCACATTTTCCCCGGAGGTAGGTTTGGGCATCCCGAATCTGGGTTTCGGATAAGACAGGACGACCTGTGTCGTTGGGGTCTTCTTGCGTTCGTTCCTTTCTACCCAACGAGGGGTACGCAAGTCGTCCTGTCCTACCTGAAACCCGGATTCGGAAACAGCAAAGGAACCCGGAATAGGAGAGAACTCCGTGGCAAGGGCCAAGAAGTCACCCAGAGGACGGGCCGCCACTCCGGAGCAGCAGGAGAATCAACTCATTTCGCTCGCAGTCCAGCGAGCCGAGGAGATGCTACTGGACGGCACGGCTCCTCCTTCCATCATCACGCACTACCTCAAGCTCGCCACGAGCCGTGAGCGGTTGGAGCAGGAGCGAATCAAGGCCGAGAACGACATGCTCAAGGCCAAAGCCGACGCTCTGGCGGCCTCAGCACGAGGGGAGGAGGCCTACAAGGAGGTTCTCGAGGCATTCAAGTCCTACGCCGGAGGAGGTGTGGGTCTTGAGTCGGATTCGGACCTACCATGAACTCTCTCGCATCGAATCCTTCGAGGATCGGTACGAGTACCTACGTCTCAATCAGGATCCAGGGGATCAGACCTTCGGTTTCGAACGGTATCTGAACCAATCCTTCTACCACTCGACCGAATGGCGTCAAGCGAGGCAGAAGGTTATCCTCAGAGACGACGCATGCGACCTCGGGGTCCCGGGTCACGACATCTACGGTAAGATTCTCGTTCATCACATGAACCCAATTCGGCCCGAGGACCTCGAGGGGGAGTTCAATCCCGACATCCTCGATCCCGAATACCTGGTCTGCGTGCGACACGACACACACAACGCGATTCACTTCGGCGACGCGAGCCTGTTACCCAAGCCTCTAGTCGAGAGAACGCCGAACGACACGATACCCTGGAGGTGACCGTGGCTGATTCGATATTGAATGACATCAAGAAGGCTCTCGGCATCACCGAGGACTACACGGCTTTCGATCAGGAGATCATTCTCCACACAAACACGGCACTCATGTTCGCAGAGGAGATCGGTCTCCCCTCGTTCAAGATCACCGGAAAGACAGAGACCTGGGATCAGTACCTCAGCGGCGTCACGAAGAACGTTGAGGCCGTCAAGACGTACCTGTATCTGCAAGTGCGGCTCGTATTCGACCCGCCTGCTAACTCTTTCGTTGTAACGGCGATCGAGAAGCAGCTTCAGGAGTACGCCTGGCGTATCAACCTACAGAAGGAGACTCCATGAGTGACCAACTCATGCATTACGGGGTCAAGGGGATGCGTAAAGGCGCTCGGAAGAGTCGTGAGCAGCGGAATGCTGAGCGCCGCGCCAAGTACGAGGCCAAACTCAAGGCTAAGTATGGCGATCATGACATCGCTACGATTGAGGCCTTCATCAAGAAGCGCAAGGCGCAAGCAAAGGCAGCCAGGGACTGGCGTCTCGGCAACCAGCGTAACCGTCAGCTCACCGCTACCGAGCGTCGGGAGAAGTATTACAACGAACTCGATACCGGCCAGCTGGGCAAGACCTACGCAACCGATGCAACCCTCGCCGAAGCAGCTCGTAGGTACTACAAGAAGGGGCACAACAAGCGAATGGGTCATTCGGAGTTGATGCATTACGGCGTCAGAGGCATGCGCTGGGGAATCCGCAAGTCTCGTATCAAGGGTGCGAAGAGGTGGACTTCCAAAAAGCAGGCCAAAATAGATGGTATGTCCGATGATCAGCTCAGACGGGTCAACAACCGCCTTCGGTTAGAGAAGGAGTACCGTCAGCTGACCCAGACTCGGATGGAGCGCTACCGCGCCAAGGCGGGGAAGGTGGTCGAAGAGGCCGCGGCCAACACTCTGCAGAACGCACTTCAGAAGAATCTTAAGAAGGCTGCCAGCCTGGGCGGATCGGCCGCCATCAAGGGCGCCAAACGGTTCAAGAAATAGGATTAGAACATGACTGACAACCTGTTCTTCATCGACGAGGACGAGGTCCTCGCACACCACGGCGTCAAAGGCATGAAGTGGGGCGTTCGCAAGCAGCGAGCCGCTTCCGGAGGCGCCGGATCAACCAAGAAGCGCAAGGGGCTCTCCCGCAAGCAGAAAGCCGCCATTGCCGGCGTCCTCGGCACTGCGGCAGCCGCTGGTGCTGGCTACTACCTGCACAAGTCGGGCAAGGGGGAGAAGATCGCTGCTCTGGCTAAGAAGGCTGGCGCCTCCGCTAAGAGCGCTGCTCAGGGCAAGGGGCGCAATCTCGGAGCCCAGGCTCGAGTCAAGCAGGCCCAGGCCAAGCGGTTCGCTAAGGCTCAGTCTGCCAACGCCAAGGGCGCAGCTGAGAAGCTGAAGACCACCAAGGCCGGCAAGTACGCTGAGGCCACTCGTCTCGCTGCCAACGCAGCTGCGTTCAAGACTGGTAACGCGGTCAAAGGTGCCGGCTACAAGGCCAAGAACCAGGCTTGGAAGGCTGGTAATAAGGCACGCAAGGCAGCTGAGGGCGGCGTCGGCGGTGTGAAGTCTTCGGCCGGCATGGCGGCCCGTTCGGCCAAGGCTGCAGCTGGTAAGGCGGCAGGGGCGGCTAAGTCTAAGTTTGGCAAACAGGCCGCTAAGACTCCCGGTAAGGCGCTTTCGACTCATGTTGTTCAGCCCGGTAAGGGCGTCGGCTACAGGAAGCTCGCTACCACCGGAACCAAGGTCGTGAGGCCCAAAGGCGCCGCTGCTGACAAGCTCGCCAAACGTGCTGCCCTCGGACTAGGCGTTGGAATTGGCGCCAACGCGGCCGCAGCGGCAACGGGAGCGGCTATCAACAGAAAGGCTGCTGGAGGCAAGAAGGGCGGACGCTCTAGGAAGCGCCGCCGCTGACCATGCTGTCCAATACCGCTACCCCGCGATATTACGCTCAGTTCAGAGACGATGTCCTCGCAGGTCGAATTCCGATCTGCAAGGAGATCGAGATGGAGATGAATAGGATCGATGATCGGATTCACAATCCCGGTTTTTATTACGATAGCGACGCTGTGGAGGGGTTCATCCGCTTCGCGGAAGCGGAGATGACTCTAACCGACGGATCCGATCTTCGACTCTTACCAAGCTTCAAGCTCTGGGCCGAACAGATCTTCGGATGGTGGATCTTCACCGAGCGATCGGTCTACGTCCCTAACAAGACTACGGCTGGCGGCCACTTCGAGAAGCGCCGGGTGAAGCAACGCCTCATCAACAAGCAGTACATCATCGTCGCTCGAGGCGGGGCGAAGTCTCTATACGAAACCCTCCTCCAAGCCTACTTCCTCACGATCGACACGTCGACCACCCACCAGGTGACGACGGCGCCGACGATGAAGCAGGCTGAGGAGGTCATGCAGCCCTTCCGCACCGCCATCACAAGGGCCAAGGGACCCCTGTTCGATTTCATGACTCAGGGGTCTCTACAGAACACGACCGGCAGTCGCGCGCTCAGGCAGAAGCTCGTCCCCACCAAGAAGGGGATCGAGAACTTCATGACTAACAGTCTGCTCGAGGTTCGACCTATGTCAATCGATAAACTCCAGGGCCTCCGCACCAAGATGAACACGGTGGACGAGTGGCTCTCGGGCGATATTCGTGAAGACGTGGTAGGCGCCATCGAGCAGGGCGCGTCCAAGGTCGACGACTGGCTTATCCTGGCAGTGTCCTCGGAGGGTACCGTCCGGAACTCGGCCGGTGACAACATGAAGATGGAGCTCCTCAACATTCTTCGAGGGGAGTACTCGGATCCCCATACATCCATCTTCTACTACAGGCTCGATGACCTCAAGGAGGTCGGGGATCCGTCGACATGGCTGAAGGCCCAGCCAAATCTCGGGGCAACTGTCTCCTACGAGACATATCAGCGAGACGTCGAACGGGCGGAGCACGTACCTGCGGCTAGGAACGACATCCTGGCCAAGAGGTTCGGCATTCCCATGGAGGGGTACACATACTTCTTCACCTACGAGGAGACACTGCGGCACAACCGTCAGGACTTCTGGGGTATGCCGTGTTCCATCGGCGTCGACCTGTCACAGGGCGATGACTTCACCGCCTTCACATTCTTGTTCCCCCTCAGCCGTGGCAGGTTCGGCGTCAAGACGCGCTGCTACATTTCCGAGCGCACCATGCTGCGGCTTCCAGGGGCCACTCGCCAGAAGTACGAGGAGTTCCTACAGGAGGGCTCACTCATGGTGCTCGAGGGTACGGTTCTCGACATGATGAACGTCTATGAGGACCTCGAGGCGTTCATTGCTGATTGCGAGTACGACGTGCGCTGCCTGGGCTTTGACCCATACAACGCCAAGGAGTTCGTGACTCGCTGGGAGAACGAGAACGGGCCGTTCGGCATCGAGAAGGTGATCCAGGGAGCCCGGACTGAGTCTGTGCCCCTTGGCGAGATCAAGGACATGGCAGAGGACCGCAAGCTCCTCTTCGACCAGTCCATGATGACCTTCACGATGGGGAACGCCATCACCCTGGAGGACACCAACGGGAACCGCAAGCTCCTGAAGGCCCGACGGGAGAACAAGATCGACTCGGTCGCCGCCATGATGGACGCCTGGGTCGCTTACAAACTCAACAAGGACATGTTCGACTAGGAGGTGAAGGACATAGGACTGCGAGATAGACTACAGCACGCCTACAATGCCTTCACTGGCAGGGACATCGATCGATCGCACCTCGGTCCGTCCTACTCCGTACGGGCCGACCGGCTCGCTCTCGGATGGACAGCTGACAAGTCGATCATCTCGTCGCTGTTCAACATGATCGCTATCGACGTGTCCGCCACGCCGATCCGACATGTCGACACAGCTCAAAATGGAACGTTTGTTGGCGTTCGGCGGTCAGCCCTGAACGATTGCCTGATGCTGGAGCCCAACATCGATCAGAGTGGCCGAGCATTCATCCAAGATGCCGTGCTGTCCCTGTTTGACGAGGGGGTCATCGCAATCGTTCCGGTCGAGTCAGACCTGGACCCGAGGACCAACAACAGCTTCGACATCAAACAACTGCGAGTTGGGCGGATCACACAGTGGTTCCCTGAGCAGGTCGAGGTTGAGGTCTACAACCAAGCTCGCTCTACCAAGGAGCGGGTAATCCTGCCGAAGCGCACCGTCGCCATCATCGAGAATCCTCTCTATGAGGTGATGAACAAGCCGAACTCAACCCTCAAGCGACTGAGCCGCAAGCTCTCCATGCTGGACCTGGCCGACGAGAAGACGTACACCGGAAAGCTGGACATCATCATCCAGCTCCCCTACGTCGTCAAGACCGAAGCCATGCGCCAGCGGGCGGAGAACCGTATTCAGTCTATCGAGGACCAGCTCGGAAAGGGCGGACATGGGATCGCCTACACCGACGGTTCCGAGAAGATTACTCAGCTGAACCGTCCGGCGGAGAACAATCTGCTCGATCAGATCAAGTTCCTCACCGCCGAGCTCATGAGTCGACTGGGTATCTCGGAGGACGTCTTCAAGGGTACTGCGACGGAGATCGTCTGGACGCACTATTGGAACCGGGCTGTGGAGCCTGTACTCTCGGCACTCGCCGACGGGATGAGCAAGGCCTTCCTCACGAAGACCGCGCGCACCCAGGGGCAGGCCGTGCAGTACATCCGCGACCCGTTTAAGAACGTTCCTCCGAGCCAGATCGTCACGTCTCTGGACACCATGCTCAGGGATCAGGTCATCACGCCGAACGAGGCACGTACGAGGATTGGTCTTCCGCCGTCCCCAAACGAGCAGGCGGATCAGTTGCAGAACCCGAACATCAACCCGCAGATGGGTGACACCTCCCTGGACGGCGAGGGGGATATTCCGGGCCCCGGTGGTCCTGATGTTCAGTCAGTGCTCAGCATGCCGATGAGCCAAGTCAGAGGAGAAGGATGAAGTTCGACTTCAGTGGCTGGGCCACTAAGAACGACCTGACCTGCTCCGACGGGCGCACTATCAAGCATAATGCGTTCAAGGAGAATGACGGCCAGCGCGTGCCGCTTGTATGGCAGCATGGGCACAACGCCGTCGACAATGTTCTCGGGCATGCACTGCTCGAGAATCGGGATGAGGGCGTTTACGCCTACTGTGCGTTCAACGACACTCCTGGTGCGGATAACGCCAAGGAGCTCGTGAAGCACGGTGACGTCAAGGCTCTCTCGATCTACGCCAACCGCCTCGACCAGCGAGGGGCTGACGTTATTCACGGCAACATCGTCGAGGTTTCCATGGTCCTGTCCGGGGCCAACCCGGGCGCCTTGATCGACAACGTTGCTCTGGAGCACTCGGATGGTTCATGGACCGAGTCCGAGGACGAGGCCGTCATTTATTCCGGTCTCACGCTCTCGCACGATTCCGGAGAAACAACGGAGGACACAGAATCCATGGACGAAGACGAGGTTTACGACGAGGACGACCTCACGGTCGCCGATGTCCTCGAGACCCTCGACGATGACCAGCGTCTGGCTGTTGCAGCCCTTATCGAGGAGATCAGCGGTGACGTTGATGCCGAGGATGAGGACTTCGACGAGGACGAAGAGTTCGATGAGGACTATGACGAAGACTACGATGAGGACGCCGAGCACGGCGACTCCGGGGGTGATACTCTGATGCATTCCAACATCTTCGAGGGCGACGCTCGTGCCGCTATGGGCCCGCACCTCTCTCACGCCGACGAGGAGCTTATCTTCGCCGAGGCCCGTAAGCCTGGCATGACACTCCGAACCGCTGTCCTGGCTCACGCCGCAGACTACGGTATCAAGAACCCGGAGCTGCTGTTCCCGGACGCCACCAACCTGGACCCGGAGCCCCAGCGCATCATGCGCGAGAACTCTTGGGTTTCCAAGGTTCTCCAGGGCGCCAAGCACTCGCCATTCTCCCGCGTCAAGACCCAGTGGTCCAACCTTACCGCTGACGACCTTCGGGCCAAGGGCTATGTCAAGGCCAGCCGCAAGAAGGACGTTGTCTACGAGGTCGCCAACCGGAAGACCGAGCCGACGACCGTTTACAACAAGACGAAGATTGACCGTGACGATGTCCTCGATATCACCACGTTCAACGTCGTCGCCTGGATGCAGCAGAACCTGCGTCTGGCCCTCGAGGAGGAGCTCGCTCGCGCCGTCCTGATTGGTGACGGTCGTGAGGTGTCCAACCCCGACAAGATCAAGGAGTCCAACATCCGTCCTATCTGGAAGGATGACGAGCTGTTCTCCCACAAGGTTCTTATCGACAAGGATGCCAAGACTCCGGACATCATCGACGCTGTTCGTCGGTCCCGGAAGTTCTACAAGGGCTCCGGCATGCCGGTCCTGTTCACCACGAACGCGTTCGTGTGCGACATGCTCGAGATTAAGGACATCAACCAGCGCTACATCTACGAGACCAAGCAGGCCGTTGCCAACGCCCTGAACGTCTCGGATGTCATCGAGGTTGAGGTCATGGAGGGCGCCAAGCGCGAGGTCGGGGGCAAGACCCAGAACTTGCTCGGTATCATCGTCAACATGCAGGACTACACCCTGGGTGCTGACAAGGGTGGCGAGACCTCCTTCTTCGAGCAGTTCGACATCGACTTCAACCAGCAGAAGTACCTGCTGGAGGCTCGTTGCTCGGGCTCGCTGACGAAGTACAAGTCCGCGATCGTCATCGAGAAGGCTACGGCCTGATCCGGTCAAAATGGCAAGATTCTTCGGAAGCATAGGTTACGGACACGCCGTCGAGACAACGCCGGGAGTGTTCGAGGACAAGATCACGGAGAGGGAGTACTACGGGGACGTGAACCGTTCCCAGAAGCAGTACGACAGCGAGCCGAAGGTTCTCCAGAATCTCCGACTTAACAACGAGATCTCCATCTTGGCCGACTCTTACGCCGAGGAGAACTTCTTCGCCATCAAGTATGTGAGGTGGATGGGGGCGCGCTGGGTCGTCACAAACGTGGAGGTCCGCCGCCCCCGTCTCATCCTCAACCTCGGAGAGGTGTACAATGGCCCAACGCCTTGAGTTCCATCAGAAACTCGTCGAAGCGCTGGGTTCTAGGAACGTCTACTTCCAACCCCCGGAGTCCGTCCAGCTCACCTACCCGTGCATCGTGTACGAACGGAGTCGAGCCGACTCGAAGTTCGGGGACAACACCAACTGGATGTACACACCGCGTTATTCGGTCACCCTCATCAGCAGGAATCCCGACGAGCCGGTACTGGACGTCCTGGCCGACATGCCTATGTCCACCTTCGAGAGGCACTTCGTCTCGCACAACCTTCATCACGACGTGTTCAACATCTACCAAGGAGTATAGATGGCAGTCCTCACATGGGACGAGACGGGCAAGAAGTTCTATGAGACTGGTGTGGACCGTGGGGTCCTCTTCCCCGTCAACCCCGCCACTGGCGCTTACAGCAAGGGCGTCGCCTGGTCGGGTCTCACTAACGTGACTGAGACCCCGTCTGGTGCAGAGCAGACCGACCTGTACGCGGACAACATCAAGTACCTTTCTCTGACCTCGGCGGAGACGTTCGAGGGCAAGATTGAGGCCTACACCTACCCGGACGAGTGGCTCCAGTGTGACGGCTCGGCTATTGTCGACAAGGTCGTCATCGGTCAGCAGGAGCGTTCCTCCTTCGGGCTGGCATACCGCACCATCAAGGGTAACGACCAGCAGAAGAACAACTACGGCTACAAGCTGCACCTTCTGTACGGTCTGGCCGCCTCCCCCTCGGAGCGGTCCTACGGTACGATCAACGACTCCCCTGAGGCGATCACCTTCTCGTGGTCCTTCAAGGGCACCCCGGTGAACGTTACCGACCACAAGCCGACCTGTGTCGTTACCCTCGACTCCAGCGTCATCGGCAAGAACGGCATGACCGCCATCGAGAAGCTGATCTGGGGCGACGGCGCTAACGACGCCAAGCTCCCGACTCCTAACGAGGTCATCGCCGCCGTCAAGGCTGCTGGCTGACAACTACCACCGCACCC